TCAAACAAAGGAAGGTACACCTGAAACCGCGCGTATCCTTCTCTGGCAGTGCCTTCCACGTTCGGGTCCAACCCGCCTCCCCGAAGGGACACGTTTTTGAGTTGTTCCAGCGCCACATCAAAATTGTCAACGAAAACTCCTATTCGGAAGTCGCCGATTCGCATGACGCTGACTATTGCCTTGTCCATTACTCAACGCCCTGCGGAGTGTATCTGCCGATGTTCCAAGCAACCTTGTCGTTGGCTCCCGCGTAGACGATGTCGTTGGCCCCGTCAAGGTTGGCCGCGCACATGTTTGACAGGATCAAGTTATAGTTGCTTGTTCCCGCGGTGTATATGCCATAAGCCGCGTTGTTTCGGGCAAGGTTTCCCACGACGGAACAGTAGGTAGAATTGTTAAGGAAAATGCCCTGATTTTGTGTCGGCACAACTTCAGTATCATAAGCAAGATTATCGTTTATTTGGCAGTAATTCGCGCTGGAAACTCCAATACCGTAAAAGCCTGTGGCGCTCTGGTCGCAATTGAACACTTCGTTGCCAACGATAGACGTGAAATTCGCGCTAGATAATATGCCCGCCACTTGTCCTGTGTGAACAATGTTGCCTTTGACTATGTGACCTACACAACCCGCTTGAATCACGATGCCTTCTTCAGTCAGAGGATAAACCATGTTGCCAATAATGACGTTGCGAGTGCAGTTGGCTCCAGTATTTTCGATTCGTATTCCGCCTTTGCCCGTGCTGATTGAATTGCCGCTTATAGTATTGTTTGTTGAGCCTTCCCACAATCGTACGCCGCGTCCTGTTCCGCGAATCGCATTATCGTTTACTACATTGTAATGCGCATACTGAAGTTGAATTGCTGGATAACCCAGATTTCCTACGTCACAGTTGTATATCTTGTTAGCTACAATCACCGTGTAATCGGCCTCGGACAAAATGCCTGAGGCTTGACAGTCTCTAACACTGTTCGCTATGACCTGATTGTCCGTGCAAGTGTCATCTATCCATATTGCTTCAGCGGCAAGATTGTAAACGTTGTTTCCAAGGATTTTGTTGTGTAAACTCGCGCCGCCAGTAGCCAAGACCACGATGCCTTCTTTGTTTACGCTTACGGAATTGCCTGTCACGTTATTGTAGAGTGAATTGCGACTTACCCGTATTCCTCTGCCTGTCCCCTCAACCGTGTTGCCAGATATTATGGAGCGAACAGTCTGTTCAAAATCTATTCCTCCGTACCCCATGTTTTGAACGTCAGAATCTTCAACTGTGTTTCCGCTGACTGTGGAATCGAAGCAGCCAGAAAGGGTAATGCCTCCTTGGTAACTTCCGTAAACGCGGTTGTTGGCAACAACGCTCTTGTATAGGCCGCCGCAAACGATGGTTTCCGCGTCTGCTGCGGGCGCGCCGAAGCCAGAAGTGTAGCAAATGTTGTTTATGATGGCGTTTCTTGCTCCGCCTGCAGGTTCAATGACGGCGATTGCTCGTTTGTAAGCGTTTTTGACGTAGCAGTTTGAAATGGTACTGTCGCTGCAGCCTAAATAGGTTATGAGATTGCGTCCTACGCCGTTTTGTCCTTCAAGATACAAGTTGTCAATGATTACGCCGTTTTTGGCTGACGCCTGAAACAAATCGTCAGTTCCAGCCACGTTACCCACGATTCTTGTGTTGGCTCCCGCTCCCTGAACTATAATGTTGTCGTGTGGAACATCTATTTGGCTTGTCGGCGCGAATGTGCCTTTGCCCAGAGAAACTTTTCCTCCGCTTGCCAAAGCGTCCATGGCGTTTTCAAGTACCGTCGTGAAACTCGCGTCAGGCCCGTAATCTGTGCCTCCCCTAAAATTGCTTTCCGCCCGATAAGTGGCTCCATCCTTCCATATTGAATAGCTCGCCGGGATAGCCTCTAGCAGCCTGTCCCATTCGGCCTTGTGAATCCGTGTCCCATCAGGATACTGTGGCATGTTCTCACCTGTGTTTCGGCTTCAAAACCGTAACTCGAACCCCATCTTCCAAGAAGACTTTAGAGTCAAATCTGGCTTTGGCCTTGTCAGTTAACCATTTTGGCTCTTTCACGTCGTCTCGAAACTCCTGCCGCGCAGCCGCATCAACCCATCATTCACCAACTGCATGAAAATGTTGTATTGCGGGTCACTCGCCACCGTGGTTACTGAGAGACTGCTGATACCAACGTTTGGTCCTCTGTCAACGTAGGCCCGCAAGAGAATAGTAGTTAGTGCCTTGACCATGACTATTTCGCTGTCTGACGCACTCAAGTTTTCAGAACCCGCTGAGGGAATGAACGTTATGGTTGTGCCTGCCTGCAGGTTGATATAGTCCACCGCGTTCTTGACCAGATATTCCATGTTGAGCAGGCTGATGTCGCTGACTGTGTAGTTGTTCTCGTCCAGCATCCTCTGAGCAATATCAGTTACTACTGTCATGTTTGTTTCACCAAGTTACGTCTGCCACTAAGTTTCTGTACTTTAAGGCGGGAAACGGAGTTAATGCTAGAATCAGACGAGTCAACAAGCGAAGCCGTCCTCTTATCATAGTCCCGAAGGTGATTCTGAAACTCTTACATTGAACTCGGTTGAGCAGATTCTCTAGTTCCGCCTTCCCCCAGAGTTGAATGTGATCGCCGTGCGGCTTTGCCTGCTGGGCTTTGCTTATGATGCTAATGAGTGTGCGCGGAAGGTACACTGCATTAGGCGTAGACAGCACCAATCTTCTTCCTACTCGTTTAGCCTCTCGCAAAACCTGCATGGGCGAGTCAACATGTTCTAGCACCTCAAATAAGGTCACCAACCCGAACGAGTCTTCCATGAAGGGTAGGTTGTGTGCGTCACACTGAATGAAGTTCAGCACTCTGTTCAGAGGTTTCCGCAGGTCGCAACTCACAGAAGGTTTTCCGACCTGATGAAACTCAAAAGGCGGGGTTCCGCCGCAACCCACATCCAAAATCACGGCAACGCCTCCTTATAGATTTCCAAGAGTCTATCCACAACCTGCTCGGGCCTATGCTTCAGGGGCAAGTTGCTGATTACTTCGCCTTGCCAAGTTACGACTTTGCAGCCACACGCCAACGCTTCAAGCGCCAACTTGCTCAGGCAAGGCTGATGGTTATACTCAACAGGATAATGATTGTGAATAACGTACTCGTACCCGTTCAGAATTTTGGGCATGTCACTGAAAGACACGTCTCGCTCTCGAATCTCGCAGTACGGCATTTTCAGTTGTGAAGGAGGCAGACACGGATCGAGTTTGTGTTTGAAGTAGACTGCGCCTTTCTTTGGTCCGCCCATGTCGTAGAAGTCCCAAGAGACGGGGTTAGGCAGGTACGTGGCTTCTGGCCGAAACTCAAGGAGGTCAGGGGTTGACACGATGATTTTGCGGGCTTTCCTCAGAAAATACTCTTTGATTCGGGAAACGCCAAGGCGCAAGTCGCTGCCGTGACAGTGAGCCACGAAGGGTTTGCCGCTGAGAGCGGCTGCGTAAATGGGGAACCGTGCGTAGTGAGCATGGACTAAGTCGCAGTCGTCAAGCGCCAACCTCAACGGGACAGGAATGGCCTTCAGGTATCGGAGTTTGCTGCCGTGGTTGAAAGTGATTTGTCGGACTTGGTGACCTCGCCTGCGCAGTTCTTTAGCCAATTCATAACCGACGTGGGCGCAGTCGCCAACCATCGTTATCTTCATTCAACCAGCGCCTTGACCTTGCGCACGAAAACGTCGTGCAACCACGGATTCTTAGTAACCTCTGCCGTTCCAGGATCTTGCTGCAAAACAGCGAGAAGTCTTGTCTTTAAGTCGTAAACTATGGCGACTGGCGCAATCACCTCAGGCACTGTTTTGACTTCAGTCTTGCTTACAGGTCTGGGTTTAACGGAGTAATCCCCTTCCATGTAGTGTTCAGACATTTTTTGATCACCACCTTTCAGATTTGCGCGGTAAACTCTGCCACTGTGAGAAGGTACTTCTGCAAGGCCCAGACAGGGTTGAGCCAAACAGGTTGTGTCATGCCCAATATGAGCCAGTAGGCTGAATAGTGTCTAGGCAGTATGATGCCCACGGGGTTGATGCAGTCAGCAATAACTATGTATTTCTTCTTTCGTTTCATCTGCCGCCAATCAGCGGGCAACTTCATCTTTAATTTGCCAAGCGCGTACGCGAGAGCCATCAGCACTTTACACACAGCATTTCTGAGGCAGGGGGCAAAACCGTCCGTTCTGACTGCGAGCCAATATGTCCTGTACTCCCATGGCAACAACATGCCTTTCGGGTCTATCGAGTCCGCCTGAATGACCATTTCCATCTTTCGTTCAAGCCCAGTCCACCCTCTTCGCTTGTAGTGATACACTCGCCGGTAGCAGGTTAGGCAGGTCCAATGCATTCTGCGTAACGGGGCGTTATAGGCAAGTGTGTAGTAGAAGTCACAGAGATCGTGGCATCCCAACTTGGGAACCCAAATCCAAGGAAACTCACCTAGCGAACGGCGCATGGTTACTCCTTCTTGTGTGAAGTCACGTAGTTCGGGTCTAGTTCCCAACCTAAACATTCGTCTGCGTTGCCGTGTACCGACTTGAAGTGTAGTTGTTCAGGCGGGCATCTGCACACGCGGTTCCGCGGTTTTTCCTCTCGCAGTATGAACCATTTGCAGGTGAAACACCATCTGGCTATGCCAATCGCGTAACTATGTCTGAACCGCTCGCGCAGTCTCTCCTGCGTTTCCAGATAGGTGTCCAGTTCCTGTTTCTGCGCGCGTTTCTGCTTGAACCTTTGAAGCAAACCCATTCAGGTTTCACCTTCATGCCACATGTACTTTCTGGGGTAACGTTCGCCCTCGAATGGCTTAACCAGAAGGCCTACTTTCATGATGAACTTGCCATGCGTGTTGCAGTAGCGAACCCTGTGCAGCACGTCTTGCCCTTCGTCTGGGTTGTTGTCGTGGATGCCCAGCGGCCACTTCAACGATCCTGAAAAGGTGCATGGAACTGTGTTGCAGTCAGTCGGTTTGGAGCCTTCTGAACAGTACATGTGGCAGTTGCAGTCAGCTTCTTCCTGTCCTTCAGTGAAGGTGAGGATTTTGCCGCATCGCGGACACTTTCCGAGTCTTCCTCCAATAATAGCGGTCATTTCAAATTCACTAACGTATGGTTTTAAACCTGAAAAAAGGGGGGATTAAGTTGAATGTTTCAGCGGGTTTAGGTTTCGGTTATGACGCCGATGCTGTCGTTGTAGATTGAAACGCTGTCCTGTCGGAAGGTTACGACTGCGCCTTTCAAGTCGCGCACTGGGTTGCTGTAGTTCTCAATTCTCATCCACCGCTTGCGTCCCGTGAGTAGGGCGTATGCCTTATCGAACATGATGCTGACGCAGTCCGTGAATGTTCCTGCAGCGTCGGTTGAGCAGTGTAGTGTGGGGTCGGTTCTGTAGATTACGTTGCATCCTAACATGCGCTTCGGCAGTGCCTCTGTGATGACTTGGTAGTTCCATGGTTCGCTGTATGTCGCTGCGCCTGTGAGTACGGTTGACACTATGCTGTGCCAGAAAGCTTCAGGTGTGGTTACTAATAGGTTTGGCATGTATTGGTCGTTGCAGATGTCCCTGTGCAGGTTCACCAAGTCGGTTGTGGTTGCGCCTTCAAACTTGGTTTCGTTGGCGTCTCCTGAAAGTCCGCCGTTTACTGTTCCGTCGCCGTCCGTCGCTGTCTTCAATACGGTTAGTGCGAGGTTAGTTGCGTATTCGCCGATTTCTTTGCCTGCATTCTGAATGTGCAACCCCAGCAAGTCAAACTGACTGTCTTCGATGAGGTCGTTTGCAAGTGGGAAGTTGAAGCCGTAAATGTTGCTGTAGTCAAGGTCCGCGTGGCATATCTGTTTGGTTTCGTCTGGCAGTATTGCGCCTGAACTTGTGGGGCTAACGACGAACTGTCCGTCTGCCTCAATGTCCACCCGAACCGTTTTGCCTTGTCCTTGGCTGTGATCGAGGACTTGGATGCTGATGTCGCCTGTAATGTCCGTCTGTGCGGCGCTGTCAAACATCATAGTGTGAATCTTGGTGGGCATAAGGAAATACGCGCCTGCAATGCCAGTTGTGCCTGACGATGCCAGAAACTCTTTAACCATTCTTGAAAACGGGATTGACCTGATGGACTCAGCGATTTTGGCTTTGTCCTCAGCGCTTAGTTCTGCCATGCGTTGTTCGCGTTGGATTTCGCCTGTGCCGAAAATGTCAAAGTCGTTCGGATCGAACACGGCTCTTGCGTCAAGTTCATTTGCGACCTGCTTGCCCGCTTCTAGTCCCTTGGTTTTTTCAACGAGTTCTTGGAGACTAAGTACCATGGGTGGTCACCTTAGAAGCTGTGACCAACATGGATTAGCACTTCGTCGCCCGGATTTACGGCTGCCGTCTGCATTGCCATTCCGAGAACGTGGCTGTTTCCTGCGAAGAACGCTGATTCCGCTACGCCCCAAGTTCCCACGTCGTGGACGCAGTGCACCGTGGTTGTGATGCTGTTCATTACGCCCAATCCAGCGGTGACGGCGTGCGTGCTTCCTGAAGTTGTCATTTTGACGATTCCGTGAAACATCACTGGAATACGTTCAGGCGCTCCTGCCGTCGCATATTTTAGTGCTACGCCAACTCCGTCCCCAAGTGCGGTGCTCTGTGCTACGCTGATTCTGCCCGCGACTGTCGTGCCGAACTTGACTGCGCTACATTCTAGGATTGTGTCGTCTGGACGGCATGGAATTATGAGTGTGCCTTCTGTGGCCCATATTCCGCCTTCTTCTTGTGGATACCAATCTGTAGCCATATTTATTCTCTCCTTTGTTGGTTGTTTTTTGTTTCAGACTTTCGTCTGAGTAATAGACTCTCGTCTAAGTTACCGTGAAAAATGTGGGGGAAAAGCTACTGTTCGCCGCTTTCGGTCAGTTTGTAGATTGCATCGTCGTAAAGCGTGACGCTGTCCTGCCTGCACGAAACCACTGCGCCTTCAATGATTCTTGTGGGGTTGCTGTAGTTTTCGATGCGCATCCACCGCTTTCGTCCTGTTAGTAATGCGTTGTTTCTGTCAAAGACTAGCGTGACGCACAGGGTTGGAGGTGCGGCAGGCGCGTCTGTGACACCGCGCACGTACCCGCCGTGTAGAGTTGGACTTGTGGACAGTTTCACATCTAAGTTTTCCATTCTGAAGTCGTATCCCGCCGCTGGTCCTGTGTATTCGGGCATCGGTGTTGGCTTCCAGATGTTCCCAGCTGTTGCGGGGGCTATGTCTCTGCCTATAGTTTCTCGGACGCTGTGGTACCACACGTGCGGCATCATAACTATCGTGTTAGCTATCCACTCGTCGTCTGCGATTGCGGTGATTGCGTCGGTGATGTCATTTGTGGTTCCGCCTATCCACTTGGTCTGGTTCGTATCTCCCGTTATTCCACTATTGAGGTCGCCCCACCCGTCGGCTCCCGCCGCGAGCACGGTAAGTGCGTAGTCGCTTGCGAGTTTGCCGATTGGCTTCGCTGCCTGCCGCACATGCCACTCCACAAGCCCGTGCGGATTGTCTTCTACTAGGTCGCCGCCTATGGGAATGTTGATGCCGAAACTGTTGGGTGTGAGGGTTGCCAGCATGGTCTCTGCTGTTTCGCTCTGCGCTATTGAACCGCTTATCATGGGGTTGGCAATGTAGGTTTCATCGTTGACAATGTCCACTTTCAAGTCGCCGCCGTCCCACCCGTTGACCATTTGGGCGCTTATGAGCGGGCACAAGTCGGTTTCGCCAGCGTAGAACACTAGGTCGTCATGTAGTTTGTCGGGGATTAGCCAGAGGGCTCCTGAAGCGTTGCCCTGTGAGGCGGTTCCGCTTTTCATCAGGAACTCCTGCATGGGAATGGCTCTGAGGCTTTCTTTCAGGCGGTAGCGAACCGCGGCTTTCTGGTTGTCGAGGATACTTGCGGTTTCGGCGGGGTCAAAGAATGCTTTAGTATCCATGTCGAGTTCAATTTGTCTGCGTTGAACTTCTGTTTTTTCAACCATTTCCTGAATGCTGTAGTACGGTTTGTTGAGCATGGCTATTTCCTCCCTGAGATTGGATCTACTGGATGCTCGCTTGCGGCTGGCTTGCCAAGCGGCTGGTTTTTGCCTTTGAACTGGCCTTTCTGCTTGTCTTCCAGATTATCTGTTCTGATTGCTGTTTCCTGAAGTTTCTGGTCTGTCTCCGTTTGTTTCTGTTTCAGTTCTGTCAGTTCCTTATCCTTCTCCGCCATTTTGCGTGTGTGTTCAGTCGTCATTTCCTCTTGAATCCTCTTGTTTTCAGTGGCCACGGCTTTAGCTGCGTTCAGCATTGTTTCATTGTTCTTTCGGTCAGTAGCGACGGTTTCTTCGAGTTTAGCCAGATTTTCAGTTGTTTTGGCAAGCGCCGCCTTAGTGTCGGCCAATTCCTTGATTAGCGGTTCTGCATCGGCCTTTTTCGCAAGTAAAGCTTTGGTTTCGTCTAGTTCTTTCGTGACTGATTCCGCGTCGACCTTCTTTGGAAGTTCCTCTTTCCACGACAAGTCATCTTTCGGCAGATTAGCGATTGCGGTTTTGTTTTCTGCTAAATCCTTCATGATTGGTTCCAAGTCAGCTTTCTTCGTGAGGGTTTCCACGGTTGACTTGTGGCTTTCCTGAATTGCCCTGACTTCTTTGCTGTGCTTATCCATCAGAACGTAGACTTCATCCAATGCCTTATTCGTCTGCTCCACCACTGACTCCGTTGTTTTGAGAACTTGTGCCTGAATCTCCTTTACGTTAGTATTCACCAAAACAATCGCGTGTCCTTCCTCAGTTAGCCGTTCAGCCACGGTTTTTCTGTAAACCATTTCTCCTTCAGTTTCATGTTTGATGCTGCCACAGTACGCTTCAGGGTTGTCCTTCTCTTGGTTCTTTGCCACGCAATCAGCAAAGTCAGTGTAGCCAGCGAAGGGTTCACCTAAAGTAAGTTTCTCTTTTGCTGTGGGGGACGGTTCTGGGGGTTTGACTTCTTTCAGGGTTGCAGGAATGACCGTCAACTGTATTCTAGTGCGTTCCATGGGCTTCTGAAGGTCTGGTGACGCGGGTTTAGCTTCAACAGCTGTCGGCTTCTCCGTGATGACTGGCTCTTTCTGCACGGTTTGGGTAGGGGTAATTGGCTTCAGGTTTGATTCGGGAATCTCTGGCCTCTGTTTGGGTGTTGCTTTACCTATCGCAATGTGCGTTTCCTCTGATAATGCTGCTTTTCCACTTAGTTTGTCTTCCAAATGTTTTTCTTCCTCTTTCTTCGTTTTTATTAGTATTTCTACTAACCGTGAAAGGCCAGACTGCGCCGTCTCAACCAACTGTATGCTCGTGTCCGCGTAGCCAGGCTCTTCAGGCGCAAGCACCAAACTCAGCGCCGTGCCAAGAATGCCATGTGGCTCTCGGGTTGGGTCGGTCTTTATGAAGTGTTCAGTGTGCATGTGACTGTGAAATTCTTCTTCGGTGTAGAACCGTTTTTCGACGCCTCTTTTCTTGCATTCTGGGCAGACGTTGTGGAGGTATCCAGCCTCTACAGATACGCCTCTGATTTCTGCGCTTTTGTCGCGTAGCATGTTGACGTAGGGTTGCTTGTTGATGTTGCCCATGTATTCGAGTGCGTTGCTTTCGTCGCTGAACTCCATCCACGTCAAGTTGCCTACAATCCGTTTAGGATCATGGTTGATGGTGATGGGTTTGCCTACCCATGTGCGGGCACTCCTTTTCAATTCGTCAACGATGTATTTGCGGTGGTTCTTGCTGATTGCGTCGCCTTTGAGGGCTACACCTTTGATGCGGATCGTGTTTTTGCCTGCGTCTACGACTTTGAATTCTGGGCCTGTTGCCCATTCGAAGCTTTCAATTATTTCTGGCATGTCTACGTCTCCTAGCAATGACCGTGATGGCCACACCCATTTCTTCCAAAGTAAGTTCAAACCGTTTGGGGCGTCTCCTTCCCGCCCGAATGGAGGTGGAAACAGGAATAATGGCAGGTGGCGGCGTGGCTGGAGTGGCGGCTGGCACGCCGTGTAACTGTTCTTTGGCTATTGTGTTGGGGTCGAAGAAACTCACGGCGGATAGTCACCTATTTTCCAGTCGCCCATAACTATGTTAAACTCTTCTGTGAATGAGCCTATGTTTCGTGTTCCGAAAGTGCTGTGAAACTGGCTTGTCAGCTCTCCTATGTTGGAAGG